TACGCTATCACGAGGAAGAACCCCCATCAACCTCAGGAATGTGCAAGCACAATTGCCTGAGTAAGACGTCAAAGCTCTTAGGGAGTTCTTTCACTTCCCCATCGCTCTTAAATCCGAAGTAAGTCTTCACATATATGGTAATAAGAGCACACACCAATGGATCATCGTCCGATTCAGCGATTTCTTTCGAAACTCCAGTTGTGATGAGCAACTGGCGGCACGAGGCGATATGAAGGTTCAATTCATCATCGGCATAGTTTTCGTTTGCAGGGATAAGCAAAGCTTTCTTCATCAAATTAAGCATGTTTTCACTCATACGCAATTTAGACACCTCCTCTTCTAGTTATTCGTTTTAGAATTCTTCCTACTACTCTTAAACGGAGGGGCTAGCCGTATTGTCGACTTGGGAATTATTTAAAGGATTGAAGCATCGTCTATCATTTCCTCTTGCTTCTTAGTATCACTTGGGATTCGCAGAAAACATCAGGACGAGCCCGAAGCATCCACTTACTCTTGCGTTTAAGTTCGAATTGGGATTCATTTAAAGCCTTATCTATCGCACGCTATCATTTCATCTTGCGTCTATCGTCAGCTAGCGTTCCCCCGTGTTCCGACCTAAGTCTTATTCTCCGACTGGCTCTTCAGCGGAGTTTGCTTCGGCGGAGCCTTTTTTGACTCTTAAGAAGCCTTTGTAGCCGACTACATTGCCACCAGTGAAGACTGAGGCTTTGTAGCAGATGATGCCATCTTTGAACTTGTAATCAGTGGATTTGGCTACTTCAACGCCACTGAAGATAGGGACTTCGTAGTTGAGCAAAGGTCCATAGGCCATGCCGTATTCACCAACATTGGTTCCCGAAGCTGTAATCGCTTTGCAATGGGAAGAGATGATGAAAGGGATGCCATCGATGGTCTTCGCCTTGTAGTCGATGGTATGGACTTTTCTGCCTTCGTTGGTTTTCAAACGCGCGAATGCACGAAGATCGTTTTTGTTGAGGATGAGCACGCAGCCACCTTCGACTTCCTCATCGCCGCCATAGGCGTAGACAATGTCATCGAGAGTGTTCTCGTCGATACTGGCGATTTCGAGGTCAGTGGAATCGGCAAGGGCTTCGCAGTTGTTGGAGAAGATGCCCTTGAAGGTGTTGGTGGTTCCTGCGCCGCGAAGGATTTGTTCGGAGATTTTCTTGCGAAGGGCAATGTTGACTCCTTTGATGACTTCGCCTTGGTAGTCGGCGGCAGGGAGTTTTTCGAGTTCCTCGGTGATTTCAGCGTAGGCGGTGACTTTGACCTTGGAGATGGTGAGGTAACCGAAGGTAGGTTCTGCGGTTGTGTAGGCTTCACCTTCTCCAGTGAGTCCGCCAGTGCCGTGGGATTTCACGAAGGATTTCTTGTAGGTTTCGCCACCCTTTAAGTTAACGGTGTGGACTTGTTCGACCAAAGTGGAAACTTCGCGGAAGGGAACAGGTGCGATTTTGTCATCGACGTGCTCAGGGAGTAAGACCCCGTCGGCAGAGATGGTGACGGTGCGACCTTCCTTCAAGGCCTTGCCGCGAGATTCGAGTTCTTCGGTAGGTTCGTTGTTCTTGGTTTCGATGATGTCGGCAACATCGAATTTGCCACGCATGGCGATTTTCTTTTCGATTGCTTTGCGTTCTTTGATGAGGTCATCGGATTCTTTGTCCAAAGCATCGAGCTTTTCGACATCGGATTCGGTGTCCGCAAGGCCCCTGATTTCTTCAAGGCGGGCTTTGATTTCCTTTAATCGTAATTCAAGATTCATAGATATGAATTCCTCCTAATTTTTTGTTTTGATTTTTATGCGTTTTGCGATAACCGTTCTTCGTTCTAAGTTCTCTGCATCGTCCAATGCCTTTAGTTCGGTCTCCACCAAATCTAAAGAACGAGAGCTAGCCTGGATGGAAGTTTGGTCGTATGCAGGCAAATCCACGACCGATACATCGAAGAGACGATCAATTGCCGTAATCGTTCTTTTCGGTACCTTCCCACTTCTATCCCAGCTTTGACTTTTGACGGTGAAAGCAAAAGACATCTTGTCCAAAAGACCCGCAACGATGGACTTGTAGATGTCCACATTACTGGTCGTGTCGATGAGTTCCGCCCTGATTTTTAGGCCTTTGTCATCGACTTCCAAAGAGAGAGAACCGTTTCTAGTTCTCGCCAAGATCAATGTGACATCGTTGTGGTTGTACTTGAATGGCACATCTTTCATATTCGTTTCTGCCAAGGCGTTCCTGTCGATTACCTCGATGAACCCCCTGTTCTCATCACCGATGAGGGTTTCTTCGTCAAAGACGATTGCATAGCCTTCGACAATCATTTTGTTGTTCTCGCCATCGCTTCTTGTCTCGATAGATGAGAATCTAGTTTCCTTCTCCATCTTTTATGTCCTCCTTTTTCTTGGGTTGTAAGATGATTGGTTGCAGTTGATAATCGTTGGCTTTGTCGGCATCAACATAGTTGAGCGACTGAAGTCTTCGATTGCCTCCCTCGATTGGCTCGAACCCGAGCAACGCCCTAGATTCGTTGAGGGATAGGATGCCAAGACCCATCAGTTTCTCGATGGCTTGGACTTTCGTGTTCCAAGATGCGTACTGAAGCCTTTCGGAGTAGAAGATGATCTGCTCTCCGTGCTCCAACTGGCTCCTAGTGAGCAATGCCTTGGAAAACGCTTCGGACAGGGCGATTGCTATTCCTTCGATTACACCTTCATAGAAGGCGTTGTACTCGTTCTCGTTGTACTTGTTGTCGAAGATTGCGTCGCTCACACCGAAGTAGGTGATGATTTTCTTTTGAAGGAAGGTCAGCGTGTTGCTGTCCACGAGCTTCGGGTCGACCGTAAGGGGCACATAATCCGCCTTGAGGTCGACAGGAACGATGGATGATCCTCCTGATTCGACCGAGTCCTTCAATGCCTTCTCGAATTCGGCCTTTTGTGCCGCTTTGTCCTTCTCGTTGAGCATTCCGTTGATCTTGAGCAAACCCTTGATCTGGAACGATGTCTTGATGGCGTTGTCCAACCCCTGAAGCACCGAATCGTTGATCCTGATGGTCTTCAACAGGGCGGAATGGTCACTCACGGCACCACTTCCACCGAAGATATCGTTGGTTCCGTAGAACCTTCTCAAGTGGATGATGGACTCGTATGGGAGCATGAAGGATTTCTTGTCGGTGAAATAAAAGCGGAGGTAAATCGCTCCGCCCTCGTCCTTCAACGCCTCGACCGAATTGGGCTTGATTGGCCACAACTCGATGAGGTTGTATTCTTCATCGTATTTCGGGTATATGAATGCGTTGTTGTTTAGATAGAGCAATGTGACTACTCGGTAGATGAAATCGTAAGGGGTCATCATCGGGTTCGGTTGGTACTTCAACAGGAACGCCAAGTTGCCCCTCTTCTCCTGAACGGTGTTGTCGTCCTGAGTCTTCACATATCTCGGTTTCAGCTTTGCTGAATGAGTGGCGATTCTATCGATGCAGATTTTCACCACGTCACTAGCGTTTATGTTGTCCCCAAAGTCGCTGAATAGATTGAGGGTTGTTTGAAAGAGTCTAGTGTCATAATCAATGGGCACTACCACTTTCTTCTTTCGCTTAAAGATTTCAAATAAGCCCATCGGTTATGATCCTCCTTATTCGTCATTGCTTTGCGCTTCATAGTCGGGAATCTCGTGATAATGCTTTTCGCTATCGTTGACCCCGAGGATGAGCCTTGGACCAATCACTAGGCCATCGGTCACGCTTTGGAGGATCATCCCCTCGCTTGCGACAAGGACTCTATATCCATCTTCGTTGATTATTTTCATCGTGATACCTCCTATGCTAGCGACCAGTTCTTGTTGAGCGCGATGTCCTTGTCCTCGGTTGTGAGCTTGGCTAGATTGTCTGCCCCGACCACCAATGCCTTGCTGCCGCTTCCAGTCAAGTCCTTCAAAGCCCTGAACATAGCCACCATCGACTCCTTGGTGAGGTTGGTCACATTGGAGAAGTTCGCGGATGCGTTGAAATTGCTTTGCAATGTGATCTTGGTGAGCGAGGTGCAATCGCTATGGATGGCGTTTTGGGGAATCGCGGTTGTGATTGTGTTGGGGAACCACACCTCATTGAGTTGCGTGCACCCCTTGATGACATTCGTTCCACCAGTGAACGAGGTCAAATGGTCAGGTAGGTAAAGCTTCTTCATGCCTGTGATGTTCCAAAAGGCATAGCTCGTGAGCGATGTGAGGCTCGAGTTCGCCTCGAATTCCACCACTTCGCATCCACAACTCCCTAGGTTGTACTTGCCCCAAGAGGAAAGCGACTTAGGGAACTTGATGCTGCCCAAATTGGCGATCCTGTAGAGTGCGTAGTCATCCAAGGTCGTGAGTTGGCTTCCCGACTCGAATTCGATTTTCGAGCAGCCCGAATCGTAGAATGCGTACTTCTTGATCTGCCTGACCGTGTATGGGACAACCACCTCGAACTGGTTCTCCGCCATTGCGAGGAAGTTGCTCGTGATGTATGTCACACCGCTAGGGATCTCGAACCTGTCGAAGGTTCCCTTAACGAGGTTTGACAAAAGGGTGAATTCCTCGGATGTGTGTATGATGCCGAGATTCCCCTTCAACACATCCGCGACAATCGGTTCGCTTGCGTAGATGTAGTTGGCGGTGATCGTCGAATCGCTATTTGCGACCTCGTCGCAGGCAACGAATGACACCTCCCATCTCCCCTCATATGCCGTGATGGCTTTGGGGATCTCGAACTGGTTGTCATGAACCCTGTATAGGTAAGTCGCATTGGCGTGCGTGAATTTCAGATAATGATATGTGGAGTCCACTTCTTGGTCGACTTCAAACAATAGTTTGACCCTCTTGGACTCCCTGTACACGGATAGCTCTAGAGGAGATTGATCTGCCTCGAGTTTTCCGTTCTTGTTGACGTGGATATTTATCTCGTGAGCCATTATTCATCCTCCTCGAAGTCGAAATCGAACAAGCTGAGTTGCTCGTATCCGTGTATTTCTTCTCTTTCTTTAAGGAATAGGTTTGCGAATATCTTCTCCAAGACCTGAACAACGATTCCGTTGCCTGCCTGTTTGTATTGCTGCGAGTGTGAGACGCCCGATGCCTGGATCTTGTCGATTTGTTCATCGTTCCACCCCATCAAACGCAAGCATTCCCTTGGGGTCAGTTTCCTGATCCTGAGGTTCTGCTTCACGCATGGCCTGTCGATTGTGTTCAGGGAGACCGATTCATCGTGAACCCTAGGACCGTGACCATAGCCGTTGGGGAAGGAGGTTGTCGCCATCTGCCCTTCCTTGAATTCGTCGACTTTGTCGCTTCCTATGTATCTCCTGATGTTGCCATCCTCGGTGAAGAGTTTCTCCTCGGTGTCGCTGAACAAGGATTCCTCCTTGACCACAACCCCGACGTTGTCGCCTCCTGCCGTAGTGATGGTTTGGGATATGCCCTTTTGAACGGTTCCTCGGTGGTATTGCATTCTGCCACTGATGTCTACCGCATCGCCTTCCTCGGCCAATAGGTATCCCTTTTTGGTGTTGTTCTTGATGGGTATTGCCGTGACCGTGCCGTGGTTCTCCATGACGGTTGGTGCAATCCCATCGGGGTCGACAACCCTTGCCGCGTTATGACCGCTAGGAGAGTAGTTGCCCATAACAACTACCCCTAGTTCGTCGCCCCTCGTCGTGAGGGTTGGCGCGCAATCGGGATTGTCGGTGTTGACTGGAGCGGGATTATCGTGGGAATGGTTGATGACATCGCCCTCCTTAAGGGCTCCCTTCTCGAGGGCTTCTTCGCATCTCCTCTCCTGCTCAGTCTTCTCAACCAAGAAGGTCTTGTTGGAGGCATCCACCCTCGTGGTGATCGTGCCCGCGATATCCTTCTTGATTTTCTTATTGTATGCATCGATGAAATCGCCATCCTCGAGCTCCTGCCCTTCGATGGTTTCGTTCAATGCCCTGTTTCCGTATTCTTCGACAACAAAGTTGTCAGTAGGTCTGCTCCCACTCCTCGTGGTGACGGCGTGACCTATCTCACCATCGCTTCCCTCGATGTTCTCGATGAACCTTTCCCTTCGGTTGAAGCCACTGGTGTCCTCTTTGAGGAAGCACTCGATGATTTTCTTGGACAGATAGTACCTTTCGTCCACCTTGTCCTCCAAGAGGTCCCTCAATTTGATTTTGAGTTCCTCCTTCTCAGGGAAATCGTATGACTCGTGCCCAAGAATCGAAACGCAGAACACACGCTCCCTGTTTTGCGGGATGCCGTAATCTTTTGCGTTTAACACCTTCCAATAGTTCGTGTAACCGATGGAAGAGAGGAATCCGAGCCATTTATCGAAGTCGGGCTTAAAACGCTTGGAAACGAGGTTTTTGACGTTCTCCAAGAGAAGGTACTTAGGAAGCGTTCCCTCCTCGTTGGCCACTTTGAGCAATCTCTCCACTTGGTAGAGGAGACCGCTCCTAGTTCCCTCGCTGATCCCAGCTAGCTTGCCCGCCACGGAGACATCCTGACAAGGGAACGAGTATGTCCACAAGTCCGCCTTGGGAAGCCTCTCGATGTTGCAGATGTCGCCTAGGTTGTTAGGTTTGCCGTGCAAAGCCTCGTAGGACTTCAGGCAATACTTGTCGATTTCGGAAATCGCCACCACTTCGTGCTCGACTCCGATGTTCTTAAGTGCTTGGGTCTGGCTCCCCAAACCCGCGAATAATTCAATAACTTTTAACATAGGGACCTCCGTGAAATGAAAAAGCCCCCACTTTCGTTAGGAGCTCATGTTCGTGTAATCGTTTTTGTACCTGTTTAGAACGGCATAGGCGATGATGAGTGCCACGCACCCGTCTATTCGCTTGTACTTGCTATTCATCTTGCTAGGTTGGATGTTGCCGTTGATGTCCACCTTAGCCTGGGTATTGGCGAGGCACCACTTCAGGATGGGGTTGTTATCATAGATAACGCTCTTGTTCTTGAGGTCTGCCTCCAGTTGCTTCATAGGCTCGCTCAGGGTGTATATCCCCTGCCTTACCTTTTCCATATTGAAGCCGTGTTCCTCCATCTCGTTCACCCAGTATTGTGCATTCCAAGGGTCATAGCCTATCCACAAAGGCCTGATGCCGTAGTCCCTGACCATATGGAGGAACCATTCGGTGACCTTGGTGAAATCGTTTTGGCTTCCGTCGGTGAGCGTGATTAACCCCCTTTTGATCCATAGATCATAGGGAACGCTGTCCTCCTGAACCCTCTTCTGCACCACATCGCTAGGCATGAAGAAATGTGGGACTATGTATTTTTTGCCATCCTTGATGACAAGGAGCAGAGCACAGGTCAAATCGGTTGTCGAAGAGAGGTCAACGCCGCCGATGGCGTAGGAGTCCCTGAGGGTTTCCAAGTCGAATTCGGTTTCGTTGTTCAGGTCTTCAAACGATAGCCAGGTGCCTGATTCCAGTTGTTTGATGTTGAAGTCCTTGCAAAGCATCGTGACCCTCGTGGAGAGGTCGTTCTTCGCCTTGTTCATGATGTCCTCCAAGTATGAGATTGCCTTGACTCTTCCTAAGGAAGGGTTGGACTTCACCCAACTGGATTTATCGTTGTAGACTTCCTCGACCGAGTCCTGCGTGTAGAGCCAAGGGAGGATTCTCTCATCCTCTATTTCCTTCTTTATGACCTTACGCACATACTCGAGCTTCCTATCCAAAAAGCCACTGACCACATTACCCTCGGTTGTGATAATGAACATCAATGGCTCCAATTTGGTTGATTGGGATTGCTTGATGGCGTCATACACCTTCGAGTCCGCCATTTGGTGGGCTTCGTCGATGCACGCTATCTCGACATTGTAGCCATCTAGGTTCCTTGACTGACCTGATAGCTTCTTGATTTTGTTCTTGTTTCGGGGCGAGTAGATGAAGAACAGGTTCTTTCTGCTCCTGTTCTCCTTGGAGAGTGCCCTCGACTGCTCCCTCATATTGTTGATTTCCTCAAAGAGGATGGATGCTTGGTCATTCGTGTTGCTCGCGCATATGATGTCCACACCACCACTGGAGAGGAAGAATTCAGCAAGATCAATTCCCGCTACAAAGGTTGTCTTCCCATTCTTACGAGCAATGAGGAGTATCGCCTCGGTGAACCTCCTGAGCTTGGTATCGGACATCTTGAATCCGTATGCCGTTTGGAGGAACGCCTTCTCCCATAGTTCTAGGACGAAGGGTTGGCCGTTGAATGGGGATTTGGTGTGCTTGCAGAATGTCTCGATGAAGTTAATCCTGAGTTCCCCAGGCTTCTCGTCGAAGAAGTACCTCGGGTCTTCCATATCCTTCATCAGGCCATCGAGCACCTGCCTCAATTCGTTCCCGACTTTTATCTTCCCTAGCTGAATCTCCTCGTAGTATTGCTTTAGGTAGTTCATCAGGACTTACCGTTCTTTGACATGAAGGTCTCGAACTCATCGTCCTCATCCTCAATTTGTTTACCAAAGATTGTGTTGAGAGTCTTGATGATTCCTTGATATGTAGCCACCGATTGAAGATAAGCTTTGTAGCTTGGATTGATGCTCGGGACACCTTTTGCATTGGTGATCGTGATGCCCTCGTCTGCGATTTTCGCCTGCAAATCATCCAGTTGTACCTTTAAAAACGCCGCTTTTTTAAACAATTCATCGACCATTTTCTTTTTGGTCTCGTCGGAATTTTCGAAGAGCGACTTTAGTCGGTTGTATTCTTTAGTGACATTTGTCTTCTTGTTCATAGTTCCTCCTTTGCCAAAAAATCGGATTCGAAAAATCGATCCCACGCATTTTAGAGGTGGGGGGCAACGGCACCTAGGGGAATCGAACTCAACCCCACTCGGGGGGAGCCTTCCTCTCCTTTTTGGATACTAAATTCCCTTGATCGTCCCACTCATAGACCTTCGCCCCTCCGAATCTCTCGTGCTCCTTGTTGTGACACTCGGTGCAGAGGAGGATGAGGTTGTCTTGGTTGAGGGTGATGTTGGGATCAGTGATATTCTTCGGTGTCAGGTGAATCTTATGGTGCACTTCCGTGCCGACTTCACCACACTTCTCGCATAGTCCGTGGGCAGAGGCAATCTTGATTGCCCTTGCGACCTGCCAATCTTTTGACCTGTAGAAGTCTGCTATCGCCTTGCAATTACGATTAAGTCTCATAGCATCCTCCTAAACAAAAAGCCCTCGGTTTCCCAAGAGCTCTAATCTTTATGGCTTTCGCCGATTATACATTATCATAGCGACCCCAAGTATCTCAATGGCTCAAAGGGTATCAAGGGGTATCACAGGGTATCAACTTTTCTAAAAGTAACGAAAACCCCTAAGATTTCTCCTAGAGGTCCTTGTATTTGTCGGGGACTTCCACCACTTCGAGTGCCTCCCTGTGCCAACGCTTCGCCGTCGGTATCGAGATGTGCATCTTCTCCGCGATGTCGGTCATCACCATCTGGTTTATGTAACGGAGTTTGAGGAGCACCCTGTAGTCCAAGTTCTCCACCAAGTCTATGGAATTGGCGATGTCCTCAGTCAGGACTTTCATCTTCTCGGTGAGTTCCTCTATCTCCTTCTCCTTGTCGAGTGCCTTCAGTAGCCACTTCTCGAATGGTGCCTTCGTGTTCGGGGTGCCGTTTTTGACGTACGGCTTGTCGAAGGTTTGGCCTGGCAGTGAGTCCGCCAGCCTCCTGTACTCCTCCGCCTCCAACTTCATGAGGTAGATTCTTCGGTCTAGGTTGAACAATTGGGTCAAGTATTCTTTGCTAGTCATCCGATCCCACCTCCATTCTTACGGCATCTATCAGGGCGTCCTGAACCTCGCATTTGCTCTCAAGTGCTTTTAGCACTTTCTCATCCATAGTGTTCTTCGTGACGATGTGATGGATGACCACATTGTCCTTTTGGCCTTGCCTCCAAAGCCTTGCGTTCGTCTGCTCGTAAAGCTCGAGCGACCAAGTGAGTCCGAACCAAATGAGCGTTGATCCGCCCTGTTGCAGATTGAGACCCATCGAGCAACTGGCGGGATGGATGAGCCCTATTTGGATTCTCCCCTCGTTCCAGTCGGTGATGTCCCCGTCGGTCAGGATCTCCCTGCAAGGGAACCTTTCCTTGATCCTGGACAAATCGTGCTTGTACCAGTAGGCGATGAGCACCGGCTTTCCGTTCGCCGCCTCGATGAGGTCTTCCAAGGCATCCAGTTTTCTATCGTGGATCTTGATTACCTTCTTGCCTTCCCCATAAACGGCACCGTTGGCCATTTGGAGCAACTTGCTAGCCAACACGGCGGAGTTGATTGCGTCCACCTCGCCCTCACCGATGACCTCTACGATCATCTCCTTTTTGAGGGTTTGGTACGCCTCGGATTCCTTGGGATCCAGTTCCACCTCGACGTAGTTGTTTATCAATTCGGGCATCCTCAGGTAGTCGGTGCACTTCATCGATATCGTGATATCTCTTACCGCATCGTAGATACATTGTTCCGCGAATGGTTTTAACTTATACGAGAAGATGACATTGGCATTCCTCTTGTCGGGGACGAAGTATTTGTCCCTGTAATGGGTGATGTACCTCCCTAGCCTCTCGCCTTGGTCGAGCAACTTGTATTCCGCCCAAAGGTCCATCAGTCCATTGCTGCTCGGGGTTCCAGTGAGGCCAACTATCCTCTTGACCTTCCACCTTACCTTGAGCAGGGACTTGAACCTCTTCGCCTGATGGGATTTGAAGGATGAGAGCTCATCGACCACCACCATGTCGAAGTCGAACCTGACCGCGTTGTTGTTGATTAGCCAATCGACGTTCTCCCTGTTGATGATGTAGAGGTCTGCCTTCTCGCCCAAGGCGGCGATCCTCTGCCTCTCGGTTCCTGTTGCCACCTTGTAGGTGAGTCCCTTCAGGTGGTCCCATTTGGCGATTTCGCTAGGCCAAGTGGTCTGAGCGACCCTAAGGGGTGCGATGATGAGCACCTTCCTGACCTCTCCCCTCTCGAGGAGCCCTTTCACGGAGGTCAGCGTTATGACCGTTTTGCCGAGCCCCATATCGAGCAGGAGGGCACACGCCTCGTGTTCATCTATGAATCTTTTTGCGTACGCTTGGTACTCATACGGAATGTATCTCATCGCCTGTTCCTCCCACGATCTCTTCGACTATCTCGTTGATTCGTTCTATCGTGTCGAGGACATAGACCCTGAAGCCCAACGCCTCCAATTCGTTCTTTCGTTTTGTTTGTATCGCTCGTAGTTTCTCGCCAGGCTTCTTGACTTCCACAAAGGCAACCTTGCCCCTGTGCATCAGGCAGAGTCTATCGGGTACCCCGACCCTGCTTGGGGATACGAATTTCCAACATTTTCCTCCGAGGCTCTCGACCTTCTTGACCAACGCCTTCTCGATTTCCTTCTCGGCTATGGAAGATGGTCTGCCCATATCTAATACTTTGTATTAGGGATTCGGTTATGGAAGCTAATGGAACCTAGAATGCAAAACTTTTTTCATGCGTATGCGTATAGGGACTTTTGCTATTTGTCTTCCATCTGCTTCCATATGCCGTTATAGGAATTCCGTGGAGCTGGTTTTGCCGATGAGCCTTTTCGGGTCGAGGGACAATCCCTTCCAAATGTTGTTCTTCGTTGTTTTCTTGAGCGCGAACCCCATCGTCTCGAGGGCGGTCTTGAAGTCCGAGTTCTTCTTCGGGTACTCGCCTGTGTCCTGACACCATTGGCGGTACGCCTTGTATAGTTCGTTGCTTGCTTGGCTTTCCATCTCCCCAGTCACGCAGCAATCGGTCACGAATTTCTCCGCCCAGTTGTTCTCGCTGATGTACTTGCCCTTCGCCTCGTCCGCGACCTTGCAAGGAGGGAGGTTGAAGTCCTTCTCGTAGAATTCCTTCGCCCCTTCCACTATCCAGTCGGCTATCGCCTCGCCAGCCTCCTCCATCAGCCTGTCGGCATAGTCCTTCTTGGGCTTGTCGATGACGGCGTTGAATGGGCAGACGATGATTCGCCTCTTGGTGCCTAGGTCGAGGGAGTCGAGCCTCGGCAGGAAGTTCGTGTAGAGTATCGCGGTGTGGGAAGGCACGAAGACTATCGGGTCCTTGTACTTCTTCTCGCCTGTGATCTTGTCGGTCGAGGCTATCTGCTTGAGCATCTGCGTGGAGAGCCTTTGGCCTTCCTCGGTCTCGCTCGCCAGGATCAGTCTCTTGCCTAGCAGTTCGGCCAAGTCGACCTTCGTGCTCTTGTTCTTCGTGGTGAGGGATTCGGCGGGTATCTTGCCGCTATAGTCGCCTAGGATGTTCGCGACGGTGTTGAACAGGGTCGACTTTCCGTTGTGGCCTCCTCCGAACGCTATGACCATCGCCTCGTTGTAGACCTTCCCGATGGCGCAAACGCCGCATAGGACCTTAAGGAAATGTATGTATTCCTCATCGTTCTGCGTGATGAGCCTTAGGAGGTCTTCGAACATCTTGCCGTTTCCCTTCTTTGGTGATTTGAGCGTTATCTTCGTGCAGAAGGATTGGGGGTTGTGAGGGTTAATGACGCCTGTCTTCAGGTCGACTATCCCATCGGGGGTGTTGAGCTCGAATGGATTGGCGTCGAGGAGCTTCGCGTCGATGTAGACCTGCGTCTGCACGAGCTTGAACACGCTCGATATCTTCGGACCGTTCTGCATCGACAGGGTGTAGTTCACGAAGGCCTTGACCTTCGCAACCTCTTCCTTGTCGGGTTCGGGTTCCTTCAGCACCGAATTCAGTTCGGATAAGGCGGTTTTGTGGACCTTTTCGAGGAATTCGAAGTAGATTTTCTTCGCATGGTGCTCCCCGTATTCCCACACCTTTCCGTTCCAAGTGAGCCATCCAGTGGCATCGTTGTAGCGCACCCTGTCCCTGTAATGGTCGGCGAACAGGATTGCCACCCCGAGGTCTGAGAAGTTCTTGGGCTTGTACCCGAAGTCCCTCACGTCCTGCCTGAAGTCCTCCTCCGCGCTTGAGTAGGTTATGTTCT